TGCCTCCCGGCGACTACACCTTGGCTGACGGCCGCGTGGTGGTTGTGGGTGAAGGCGGTGTGGTGTCTTCCGTTGCTGAAGCTCCCGAAGAGGAAGCCCCCGCAGAAGAGCCTGCCCAAGAGGTGGAGGCATCTGAAGAGGTCGCCGAAGAAGTGACCGAAGAGGTGGAAGTGGAAGCAGAGGAGGAGGAAAAGCCTGCCTACGTCACCAAGGAAGAGGTCGAAGAGATGATCAAGGCCGCCCTCGAATCTATCGAGGACAAGGAAGAAATGTCTGCCGTGAACCCCGAAGCACCCAAAGCCGAGAAGGTCGAGGAGAAGGTGGAAGAGGTCGTGGAGGAAGTGGCAGAAACGGAAGCAGCCCTTGAACTGGCTGCCATCAAAGCAGAACTCGCAGACCTGAAGAAGCAGGCCGCCGAAGCGGGCTTGAAGCACAAAGCACCAAGCGTCCGCCACGAGCCTCTCGACTTGTCTAAACTTACTCTCACGGAGCGCGTCGCCGCCCTCCACAATCAATTCTCTCAGAAATGAGCAAATATCAATTCGCCAACGCCAGCATCGGCACCGGCTCCTACGCAGGTGAGGCGGCCCGCCCATATGTGGCGGCGGCTATCCTGTCCGCAGACACCATCGCGAACAACTATGTGAGCGTGTTGCAAAACGTCCACTCTGTCGCACAGCTCCGCAAATTCAGCGGTGTGAACATCGCCGCACAGACGTGTGGTTTCACGCCAGGTGAATCTGGTCCTTTGACTTTGGAGAGCGTCGCCTTGACCACCGCTCCGTTGCAAATCAACGAGCAGGTGTGCAACAAAGACCTCCGCGCTACATGGGAAGGTATGCAGATGAACGGCCAGAACTCTGCCGCTCCTGCCGACTTCACGACCTACGTCGCCCAGTACGTCGCAGCAAAGACGGCCGAAGCCATCGAAATCAACTTGTGGGGTGGAAACTTTGACCCTACCGATTCTTCATTGACTGGTGGTGGCATCTTGGGTAGTGCTTACGACGGCTTGTGGCACCACATCGTGGACGCTGAAGCCACTCTCGGATACGACGCAGAGGTGGCCGGTGCTTTCACCGCTGACGCTGATGCGACTACGGGTATCTTGACGCACTTGCAGGCCGTGGTGAACAACGCTCCAAGCGACATTCAGGCCGATGCCAATGCCGTTATCTACCTCTCTCGCAAGTCGTTGTTCTTGCTCCAGCGCGCTATGGCTGGCACGAGCATCTTCCAAGCTAACGGCTCGGACACGACTGGATACGCTGCCGCTGCTTACTCTCCTACGTTTGTGGGTGAGGCTCGTCCTTTGACCTACATGGGCTTCCCCATCGTGGCTGCCTCTGGATGTCCTAACGACACCGTGCTCTTCTGCAACCCCAACCAACTGTACTTCGGCACCGACTTGTTGACCGACCACATCAACGCGAGCATCTTGAACTTGCGCGACGTGACGGGTGACGACGTCACGCGTGTCATCATGCAGTTTTCTGGTGGAACGCAGATCGTGGACGCTGGTTCTTTGGCTGTCGCACGCCGCACTTCCTAATTGACAAACCGAGCGACGGGGGGGCTTCGGCTCCCCCGAACCTCACAAACCCCCTGAATCATGGCTTGTAGCCTCACACTAACTGGTCGCTCGCTTCCATGCCGCGATGCCCTCGGAGGGGTCAAGAAGGTTTGGATTGCCACGTCGTTCAACGCCGACGCTACGGTGTCGTTTGTCGAGGGTATGTGGGATGCGGTTGCCTCGGGTGAAATTCCTGATGCCTCTGCCGCCCTCATTCTCAAGGACTACGTTTCGCCCAAGAACAGCTCCAGCCTCACGCAAACGGTGAACGCTTCCGTCGAAAATGGCACGGTGTTCTACTCGCAAGTTCTCTCTCTCGTGTTGAACAAGCCCGTCGCGGCCGACATCACCGAGATTCAAAACTTGGCAAAGGGTCGCCTCGCTATCGTCGTCCAAGACAACAACGACAACTACTTCGTCATGGGCCACATCCGTGGCGCAGAGTTGACGGGTGGCACGATTGCTTCCGGTACGGCTCTCGGAGACCTCAACGGGTACACCTTGGAGTTCACGGCAGAGGAGGCCATCCCTGCTCCGTTCTTGGACTCTACGGGTGCGAACCTGACCTTCACGACTACCGCATAAGGGCACGACCTTATGACCGCATAACAAGGAGGGGGAGGGCGCAATGCTCTCCCCTTTTTGGTTCAAAGATGATACACCTCACACCCAACTCCGGCACCAACGACATCTACGTCTCGCCCTACCAGAGTCGTAAGTTTCTCGCGTCGTTCACCTACTACCTGCTCGTCCTTGAAAATCAAGCGACGGCGGCCTCTTTTGCGTGTGTGTTGAACTGGTCGGAAGACAACGAACGCTACACCCGCGCAAGCCTTCCCACGAATAACGACGACCCCGTCAACGGCGAGTTGCTTATCACCGAAAGCGGCCTCTACACCTTCAAGATTTGGGGCCAAAACTCCGACACGAACCTCGACCCGACTGACGCGTCGGTGGTAGGCATCTGCGAGGTGGGGGCGTGCAAGGTCAGCGACGAGCCTGCGTGGACAATCCCGTCGGTGTCGATTCCGGACAACGTCATATATTACGAGTGAAATGGAACTACTGAAGCTAAAAGAATACCAAGAACGCTCGTACGCCGAGATTCCCAGCCACGAAGGGTGGGTGCAGTATGGCGACGACAACCTCTTCCCGCAGTACCTCATCGACCTCTACAAGTCGAGCGCGACGCACAACGCCCTCTGCACTTCTATCGCCATGATGATTTTCGGCGACGGTGTGCAGGCCAACACGTTGGACGCGCGGCTCAAGATTGAAGAGTGGGGGCTGGACGATGAAATCCGCAAGGCGTGCGTAGACCTGAAGATTCAAGGCGGCTTCGCCCTGGAGGTCGTGTATAGCATCGACCGCACCACCATCTCCAAGGTACGGCATTGCCCCTTCGAGAACCTCCGCTCGGGAGAAGTCGACGAGAACGAGGACTGCCATTGGTACTATTATTCCAAGGATTGGGCGGACAAGCGCGAGGAACCCATCGCGGTCCACGCCTTCAACCCTTCCATGAAGAACGAGCACCCGACGCAAATTTTGTACGTCAAGCCGTTCTCTCCCGGTTCCTACTATTACCCCAAGCCCGACTACATCGGAAGCATCGACTATATCGAGCTCGACAAGGAAATCGGCAAGTACCATATCAACAATATCAAGAACGGCCTCGCTCCTTCGTTCACCATTCACTTCAAAAACGGGGTGCCAGCGAGCGAGGAGCGACGCAAGATTCGCAACGACATCGAACGTCAACTCGCAGGGGCTACCAATGCGGGCAAGTTCATCGTCACCTATTCAGATTCACCCGAAAGGAAACCCGATTTTGAGCCGTTCCCGCTCTCGGATGCTGACAAGCAGTACCAGTTTTTGAGCGAGGAGGTTGTGGCCAAGATTATGGTGGGCCACCGCGTCACCAACCCCATGATGTTCGGGGTCATGGTTTCGGGCAAGCTCGGGGGAGGCTTGGAGCTCAAGACCTCGGAAGAGATTTTCGGCGGCGATGTCATCGACCCATACCAGCATATCATGACCAACGCCATCGAGTCCATCCTCGCGGCGGCTGGTACGCCCGACCAAGTGACCCTCTATATGCCAGAGGCAGAAGAGGCCAACGTGGAAGTGTCGTACACAGGTATTCAAATCTCCTCGGCTGTCGACATCATTTCGAAGGTGGGCACCGGAGAGCTTACAGGCCCGCAGGCTGTGCAGCTTCTCGTGGCGATGCTTGGCTTTGACCGTGCCACGGCAGAGGGTCTCTTCGAAGGTGTGGTGCCGAAAGCTCCCGTCGGACTCAAAGCCTCGGAAGAGTGTCACCTCATCGACGACGTGGCCGACTGGCTCATCGAACAAGGTGAAGTCATGGACGAGGACGAGTGGGTTCTCATTGATGAACGTGCATACGACGCGGAACAAGAACAAGCACAGGACGCACAATGGCATTTTGCTATGCGTGTCCCCGGTGGATCTTCCGACTCTGCAACGGCTCCCGATAACCGAAGCCAAATCGACAACGACATCGTCAAAATCCGCTACAAATACGACGGCGATTCACCCGGACAGCGGGACTTTTGTAGCAAGATGATGGCCTCTGGTCGA